TTTTTACGAAGAGAGAAAGCAAAGTCAATAGCAGCATAAATATTAAGCTTCCTATCTCTAATATACCAATCTCCTTCTTTATTCTGAAGTATAGACTTATCAAAGTACTGAAACTTATCTGCACTAATTCTTGCAGTGTCTTCACTATTTGGATTATTGTAGTATTGAGCATAAAATTGTGTAGTGTCAATATACTTAGCTTTAATACGAGCTAACTCTTTATCATCAAATCCAAACTTCTTACCATCTGCTCTTGTTTGTTTAGGCCAAAGGAACTCACCTTCGGTCTCAACTACTCTTTGAAACAATTCATATACTTCTTCTTCAGAACTTATATCACCATCATCGCCATAGAGAGTCTCTTTCATTCCCACTATGGTATCATATATATCTTTTGGATGGTATCTAGTACCTACGACCCATTCTCTAGCGCCTGGATTTTCAATGGAAGCAAGCTGAGAGTAAGCAGATTCAACTTTCTCACGACCATCAGCTGTATAAGCGTTGCTAGGAACAACAATATCGTCAAGAACCACAACGTCAGCATGAAAACCTGTGGTATTAGATGTAAGACCAACAGCTTTGCAAGTCGCATCACGAACTCCTTCTAATTTACGTTGAGGGTGGTCTACAGCAATCTCAGATACGGCCCACTTTTCTCGTTTACCTTCTTCTATATTGATCATTTCAGGCCAATATCTACGATAAATAGGGCTATCAATAATTTGTTTAATAGCGTAAAGCTGTTTCTCAGCTAGGTCTGCCGTAGCAGATACATATAGAATTGTAGTCTCAGGGTATTTAGTAATCCACCAAGCTGTTCTATAGGCAACAAGTTTACTCTTCATGTGTCCACGAGGAAGAAGAACTAATTGATTGTTCTTACTTTCTGAACGAGTCCACCATTGGATTAGTTCTTCGTGTACTGCACCTAACATTAAGTGTGGTGCTACGAGTTTAATAAAAACTGATAAATCGTTTTCAGCAGACTCTTTAATTAAGTCTAATTTATCTTTCATTATTTTTTATTTTTATTTCTAGCAGATATAGCCCTTGCCTTAGCTTTAGCATCTGCCTTAGAGGAAGCACCCCAAGCCTTAAGAGATAACAATAGTCTAGTTGGTTCGCCGTTAGGTTTGCGTTCTGGTCCTGGCATACCACCCATACGAGCTAAGAAAGAAGCTCTGCGTGGATTATCACCTGATTTAACAGGAGCTTTTAAAGTTCCGCCTTTATAGCTGGCTCTTCCTTTAGCATTTAATCCACCCTTAGGATTCTTGCCTTCTTTTCTTGTCCATGCTGGTGTACTCATTTTATCTAAACCTCGCTGTTTTCTTTGCTATATTTTTTGGTTGTTTAACAAACTGTTTTCCTGCTTTGTTACCCTGTGCTTTAGCTTTATTTGTAGAAGCTTTTTCAGCAGGGCTTAGTGCTTTCCAAGCAGCCTCAGGTAAGTATCTTTTCTTACCTTTACTTGGTTTGCCATCAGATGTTTTCCATTTTTGACTAGACCAAGCTTTTAAAGACTGCTGAGATTTAGCAAGAGCCATTACTTATAACCCCCGCCTGCTTTTTTATACTGCACGGCAAGGAGTTGAGCTTTACGAGCAGACCATTCACCTGGATCACCACCTTTACTGCCTGCTTTAATTTTATTAAATAAAGCTTTACGCATAGTTGGCTTAGTATAATTGCCTGCTTGATTTACTTTTGACTTACTAGCCACGCTTAGCGGCCTTTTTCATAGGCTTAGCTGCCATCTTCTTACCTGACTTTTTAGCATAAGCTTTAGCTTCTTTTTTACCTTTTTCTGTGTAAGCAAATTTCATTTTTCCGACCATTGGCATAACGTTCCCCTTTTAGTTAAAGTTTCTAGTACCCTTACTATCTATAATTAACGCTTGCTTACGAGGTTTATAACCCTCTTCACAAAAGCTAATATGAATCCAACGATCAAACTCCAAGATAACTTGGTCATACTTAATATCGCTAGATACAATCTTTTTAATAATGTCTTTAGGTGTTCCAAAGGCTGGACAGATAAAATCTGCCGCCAATCCTTTCGTGTGTTGACTTGACGGTTTACTTCCAAGTAATGAGTTAACCATAACAGAACGATAGCCACTATTAATAGTAATAGGTTTACCCAAGAGTGTCCTGACATTTTCTAACCCTTCTGCTAAAGTTTTTAAATTAGTTAAAACTAAGGGGCTAGTTGGAGTATTGTCTATTCCATGCCTTGCTGCTATATCTGATGCTATTAACTCTTCAAGAGTAAAGTGTTTTGTTAAACTCATTTTTTCTTAATATAGAATAAGCTTCTTTCACCAAAGAGATAAAATCCTACAGCACTAGCAAAGTTATTTACTTCTTCACTTGGTGTTCCACTAAGTATTGTATATACCCATGTAGAAAGCACAAGAACCCCTATTATGGGCCTCATTAATCTAACTAGGGCCTCTACCCACGGATAAGATGGATTACCTGCTCCTACTTCATTCATTACTTTAAAAAACTCAAGATCAATACTCTTCATTTGAGTGTATTGTTCTATGGTAGCTGGCTTAAACACATCAGGAGCTACAAATTTATTAATAAGAGACTTACCTAAGTCCATAGCTACAGGTAAAAATGCTGATAATATTGTTATTGGATCCATATTATTTGTTAAATATTTGTGTTAATAAAAATACAATAACAAATCCTGCAGTGCCTAATAGGATCTGCTCTAGTCGCTTGAGTCGTGCATTAATAGAATCATATCTAAATGCACAAATCTCTTCATGTGTGCTTAGTCTTGATTCTAATTCAGCTTGAGTAGGCTTAGACATTATACTACATCTTTATATGGGTATTGTACTTGAATATCTGATCTTGCTTTTAGCCAATCCTCTTTAGTTTTAACCCCAGCTTGATACTGAAAGTTAATTGGGTCTGATACTAATTTATATTGTTCTTCTCTTAATTTAGATTGTTCTTGGTTATATGTTTCAATTTGATTAGGTGTTTCATAATCATCAGTTACCTCAGAGGAAACCACAACACCAAATATAGATGTATAATAAATTGAATCATCAGCAATCCATCCGTGTGCATTTTGAGATACAGTAGTAAAAGGTCCTAAAATGTTTCCGTCAGTTTGAGTTAATATATATTTCATAGTTTTCCTTATGATACAAATGGTATAGCTGGGTTAAGAATATTACAATTAATAGTTCCTGTTGATGTTGTTAATGTTGTAAGTGATAGTAGTAAAATAGTAGTTGCTGATGTGTAAAAAACATAGTTCCCAGCGGGTATTGATATCTGAGCTTTATTAAAATTAAAGTCAGTATTAGATGGGTCGCCAATATATATTGTATCACTCCCATTTGTTATATTATAACTACTTGCAGAAGTGGGGAAAACAGAAAGTGCAGTAACACCAGTAGTTGCAGAAGCATAACTTTTAGCTGGAAAACCTTTTAAATTATATGAATGACTAGTTACTGTTACTGTAGCAGTTCCTGGATTAGTTGCTGATGTAGAAGTATTATAAGCAAATTGTTTTCCATTGCTTCCTAAAATATAATTATCTGAACTTATATAGCCTATTGGTGAAATTAAAACTCCAGCAATCCGAGTAGTTTGAGAAGTTCTAGTACCACTTGTTAAGGTATTTGTAGCTGTAGCATAGTTAATAAATGTTTTAATATTATTATTTGAATCATCTACAACAAAAGTTGTTCTAGATGTGGGTGAAATACTATATTGATAACCTAAAGTAGTAGTGCTATAATTAATAGCATTTCCTGTAGCAGCCGTTAAAGTTACAGTTGTACCAGATAAACCAACTTTAAGACCATATATTTTTGCATATTGAGCCGCGCCCATACTTGCGCCAGTAGTTGCAATAAAACAATCATCAGCTCCTGTATAAAATACAGTTGTAAGATCCGCAACAGGGTATGCTCCTGCACTAGCTGTACCAGTTGCATACGTAAAGTTAGAGACTGTTGATACGTATAATACACCTGCTACCACAGCTACACCAAAAAACTGAGCACTTGCACCTTGTGAAGAATAGTCAGAGTTATTAAATAAACATAATAACCCTCTATCTGTTCCATTTGTGTCTAATTTAGTTGTATATACTTGCTGATACGTTGGAGAACTACCTAAAGAAATTTGTGAACCAAAAGTAAAGGTTTTTGTAGATGGATCTAAAGTTCCTAATTTAACAGTAACAGCACCACCACCAGCGCTAATACGATTTCCTCCTATAAATAAATATTGGGTTGCTGAATACTTATGAATTGAAAAAAAACCTGTGAGATTAGTTAACGTAATTGCTGTTCCTACTTGGGTAGCTGTAGTAGCTATCCCAGCACTAATAGGGTTTTGTAAATGCCAAACACCATTAGCAGAAGCTATACTTTCAATATTTAAAGGAACAGCAGAGCTAGGAGAATTTGCATAAAGATTAGAAGAAGAAGGATACAAATATTCTCTAACTGTACCACCAGCATCTTTAATACCTATTGGAAAAACTGAAGTATTATAGAATACAAAATAACCTGATCCTGCAGTAAGAGTAGTCATATCAGGTAAAGTAATTGTTTGACCTTCTGCTGTTGCAGTAACTACTTGTAGTTGGTTTGAAGCACTTGTTAAAGTAATATTAGGGGTGCCTGAACTTAACGTAAGGTAGTCAGCACCAGATCTAGCTCCACTTGCTGATTCCCAAGTAGGGGCTACTCCTGACCCTTGAGCAGTTAGAACTTTCCCACTTGCTCCAGTTGTATCTAATTTAGCTAATGTAGCAGCTCCTGCTGCAAGTTTACCAGAAGTAATTGCTAAAGCATCAACTGACCATGTTGCTCCAGAAGCACTTACTGTAATATCTCCCTTATCTCCATCAAGAGTAGTTTTTACATAAGTTGCTATTTGAGCCCCAGTTACTTTTTTAGAGGTACCTGCTTCATTAATTTCAAACTCATTTGCGGCTGCTGCTGCGGCTGCGGAGGTTAAACCTGATATTTTTACATTTGCCATTTAGTATATCCTTTTCCAGTTTCCACTTATTTTTTTATATATTGCATTCGGTTGTTGCCATGATCCATTGTACTTTACATAAGGAACAAATAATTTCCATACTCCACTAACCTTAACATAAGGCTCAGAAGATAGAGGTATTAATGTAGGATTAGCTACTAGTGAACCTACGACTGTATTACCTGCAGTTTCATTAGTTATTCGTATATCACCAGCTTCTGTTATGCGAGTATCACTAGCTTCAGTAATACGAGTTAACTCTTCTGATACAGGTTCAAATTGTGCGTATTGAATTAAAGGCATTAGTAAACCCTCGTCCAAGCACCACTTACTTTGACATAAATATAATCTGGAGTTTTCCAAGATCCATTATGTTTAACGTAAGGAGTCGTTACTTTCCAAGTAGTATCGTTAACGTAAAGAGTAGAAGAGAAAGCTATTCTAGTTCCTTCTGCTGCTAAAGTACCTGTTCCTGTTAATGCACTTAAACCATTTGCTTTTATATCAGGATCAGCACTTATTGACCCTGTAGCTGATAAGGCAGCATTTGCAACTCTTATCTTTAACCCCTGGTTAACAAGAGTTCCTGTTGCATTTAAAGCACTTAAACCATATCTAGTTACTAAACCTATTGCAGCTATTGTAGAGCTAGAATTAAGATTACTAAATCTATATGCTTTTACATCAGGTATAGCAGCTACTGTACTAGAAGCTATAAAGTTATGTGAGTGACCTATCTTACGATCACCTGCAAATAAATGAGTACCAATTAGTTGTAGGTCTGCAAACCCTTTTAACTTACCCGTTCCTATAACTGCTATTGAACCTGTTCCAGATCTATCAAAAAGACCAATCTTAACAATTCTTGAAACTTCAGTGATACTTCCTGTAGCATTTAAATTGGATAAACCAATTTGTTTTCTACTACCAATTACTGCTATAGATCCAGTACTCGTTAGATTTGTTAATCCCGTAGCTTTTAAAACTGGTGTAGCTGAAAAGATTCCTTCGCTACTAATATCAAAAAAAGCTTTTTGTGTTAAAGTACCTGTTACTGCTAAACTACCACTACCACTAAGATCACTAAACCCTTCATCAAAAAGTTCAGTAATCCGAAAGACATCGGCTTCCGTTATTCTATAGTCCCCATTCTCGAGGACGCGAAAGCCATCTGCCATGATTAAGCTAGTGTTAAGTCAATATTACCAATTGAGAACTCTAGTGTATCACCATCATTAACTGTCTTGGAAGCTGTCATAGCACCATGCCATAAAAGGTTACCACCTGTTGATGCTGTGAAAATACCAATGTGAGTTACAGTACCATAGTTAGCACCAGATGCTGTAAATGAAACAACACCTGAATTAGAAGTAGTGCCTCCTGGTGACGTTGCTGCATCAAACGTTACTGATTGACGAGTATAACCACCTGTTGAAACTTCTGTACCACCACCTGAATCAGATGGAGCTGCTGTGTATAATGCTACGTACCATGCTGTTGGTCGTGTTGCAGAACCTGTAGTCATTGCCCAGTCAAGTAATAACTTCTCTGCGTAGTCTGATAAAGCTGCCATTTATTTCTCCTATTAAATTAAGTTACTTTGAACCAGATATCACCATCAGAACCACCTGTAGGCGAACTGGTACTAATTGTTACGCGATCCACTAACGCAAGATAGTCATCGTATATTGTTTGCATTGCTGCAAGAAAGTCAACACCACCAACTTGAATAGCCCCTGCGTTTATAATACTTTGACCATTCATATCAAGAGCATTTGCCATTTGGTTGGGTTCACCAGCTGGATTGTTTCGATATAAAACTTTATTGTTTAATTCTGTTTCAATAGCGTCAAACGCGTTATTAAGCGTAGTAGTACTATTAAAACCAGAACTTAAATTTGATATGCTAATTTTAGCCATTGCGTTTTTTCCTCATTGCTTCTTTTGTTAAATTTGTTTTTGCAGATACAACACGTAGGTTTGT